AATTACTGGCCACGTTCATGATGATGGTGCTTCACTTAATATAAAACTTAGTGAAACAGTTGCAGGAACCATAGAAGTTATTAAAAATGAAATATTAAACGGTATTCTTCATACATTAGGGCAAGACTTAAGTGTTACAAGCACAATAGATACACTTACAATTAGGCAAAATGAAGTTGTTGTATCAGGAAATACTCTGGTTACTTTTAACATGGCACCAACTGTAACAGCTGTTACGACAGAAAGCTCACTTATTGGTAATTTTGGGTTAAAAACAAGTTCATTTGCAGGAGGAGGAGGATCTGCTGCGCCAGTCGTACGAGGTCTTCTTATGACACCTCAAGGTGTTAAGGCGACTTTGGATGTTACGGACGGAACATATACTGGTACTGACCTGACCACATTTGACGAGGTTGCTCACTTAAGAAAAACAGTCACAGCCGGAGGAGGAACTGTTAGAGACTTTGGCACTATACCTGAAAATCATCTAATAGGATATGATTTAGGCAAAGTAGTTAATAACAGCTTTACACTTTTACTTAATGGTTTTAACAATGAAGATCAACCAGCAATTTTAACTTGCTCTTTTGATCCAGAAAGCGTAAATTACTTTGCAAAAGTTTTAAATACTGATCCGGAAAAGATTGAGGAATGCGGTCACTATTTGCATGCACATTGGGACATTGACCCAGCTGTTTCAATAGTAGACGTAACAGGTTTATTTACAGACAGCGGAAGCGTTGCAACAGCAGAAACTGCAGGATTTTGCTTACCTTCAGCAGGACTTAGAAATAGAGCAGCTGAAAACAGACCTAACTTTGAAGGATTTGAGACAAGATTTAGAACTGCCAAGTCTCCTTGGATTATATCACAAAAGTTTGGTGGTCAATCAAAGAAACTATTTAGATTACATGCCCAAGATGATGGTGTTGTAGCGAACAATAGATTTAGAATTCTACTTTCAGACTTAAGATTAGGAAAGACAGCTTCAGACTGGTCAACATTTACTTTATCACTTGAATCATTCGATAGCGACCCAGTAAGTGGTGAGGTAATTGCTTCTTGGAAGAACTTAACTCTTGATCCAGATAGTAGAAACTTTATTGGCAGAGTTTTAGGTAATAGAAGACTTTCGTATAGTTTTAAAAAGAACAAACTTGTCGAAGAAGGCGATTTTGAATTAAGAAACAAATATGTATGGGTTGAGCTAACAGACGATGTAATGGCAGGAGAAGTTGACTTGACTACTTTGCCTTGCGGTTTTTCTGGCTTGAGAACACTCAACACAGGATTTGACGACTTGTTTGATGAAACCGGAAGCACACGTTTGCTCCAGGCAGCGTCTTTAGATCAACTTAAGGTTTTACCTTTACCTTATGTAAAGACAATAACGAGAGAATCTGGTGCATCACAGGTAGCATCTGCAGATCTTGCTTGGGGAGTTAAGTTTGCAAAGAAGAGAAGCGCAGGACTTCACAAAGAGTTAGGTGAGATTCGAATTAATCCTAGCATTAGATCTTGGACAAAGTTCTTGCCTGATATGGGTCTTAATGACAATGAAAGATTTACGGTTGAATCTACAGAAGACTTCACTTTAGAAAATATTTCGTGGGATGGATCTGATTGGTCGTCTGCAACATACCAAAGAGGAGGTACTGCTCTTAGTGGCGAAGAGTTACTTGTTCTTAATGATGTTGCTAGCGGTTCAAATGTTAAATATCTTAAGTTCCGTTGTATAATGCAAGGTGGATTTGATGGTCTAAACATTTTCAACAAAGAAAAAGCATCACTTAGCTCAATTGCAGCATATCGGGAAGCGCAGGACGAATCTGGCGATAGTTCATTTACAGGACCGACTATTGTTTCTTATCAAAAAGCAATTGACGTTTTAACTGATAAGAGCGCGACAGAGATCCAACTATTAGCTATTCCTGGTATGCGTGAACCTTTAGTAACAGATTATGCAATTACAGCTTGTGAAAGTCGTTTTGATGCAATGCTCGTTATGGACGTTGAAGAAACAGACGACGCGAAGGCAGTTATTGTTGATAGTACAAAACCTCATGTTGGCAAAACAATTGAAAAGTTTGAAGATCGTTTGTTAGATACATCATTTGCAGCAGCATATTTCCCAGATGTTATTTCTAAGAGATCTTCAAACAACACGCCAATTCAGGTACCACCTTCAGTCTGTATGCTTGGAGTCATGAGTCAAAATGATACGCTAGCTGATCCTTGGTTTGCACCAGCTGGTTTGACTCGTGGTCGTCTAAATGCAAGTAGTGCAAAAGTTCAAATGAGTCGTGATTTATTAAATGATCTTTATGATGCTGACATTAATCCGATTTACGTTCCAGCAGGAAGAAACAATGAAGTTTATGCATTCGGTCAGAAGACATTAATGCAAAACCAATCAGCACTTGATCGAATTAATGTGCGTCGTCTTTTAATTAACATTCGTCGTAGAGTTAAGGCTGTTGCTAATACTCTTTTATTTGAGCCAAATAGAGCATCAACCTTAGAAAGATTTAGTGCACTTGTTGAACCAATCATGGCAGAAGTTCAAGCTAGACAAGGTGTCGAGAGATACAAGGTTCAGATTGATACATCAACAACTACACAAAATGACGTTGAAAACAATACAATTCGAGGTAAAGTTTACTTGCAACCTACCAAGTCTGTAGAGTTTATTTCACTTGATTTCGTAGTAACTAATTCAATTGATTAATATATATAATATAGAATATTTTAGGAGATAAAAATGGCAGAGACGCTTTCAGTCACGGAAATGATTCCAAATAAGTTTGAGCCAAAAAGAAAGAACAGATGGGTTTTCGCAATTGAGGGTATTGATGCCTTTATCCTTAAAACTGCTAGCCGACCTTCTTTTACAATTGGTGAGCAAGAAATTAACTTTATTAATGCAAAAAGATACGTTGCAGGTAAGATGACTTTTGATTCGATGAATGTTACTCTTCATGATCCAATTGCACCTAGCGGAGCACAGCAAGTCATGGAATGGATTCGTACACACTATGAATCTGTTAGTGGTCGTGCTGGATATGCAGACTTTTATAAGAGAGACTGCCAGCTTAAGTTGCTTGATCCAGTTGGAACTGTAGTTGAATTATGGGACATTAAAGGTGCATTTCTAACAAATGCAAACTTTGGTGATTTATCATACGATGCTGAAGATCCGGCAGACATTTCTTTAACAATAAGATTTGATAACTGCGTACTTCAATATTAATTTGAAGACATTTAACATGCTAAAATAACACTAAGTAATAGTTATTATAAACTAGTAAAAACTTAGGATGTTAAATGTCAAATATTAGTAATGCACAAATTAGCGGCAAAATAACGACGCCGTTTAAATTCATAGAGGAACAAAAGCCTTCACTTGTCGAAGAAACACTTTCTGTTGTTGGCACTTCTAATATGGGTCCTGCTTTTGTTCCTCAACATGTAATGTCTTTTGAAAAAAGTGAATTTACTTTAAATACCTGGGAAAATATATTTGGTGATTTTGATAAACAAAAAGATCAAATAGGTCCAATAACTGCAAAGACGTGGCTAGAAAATAACGGAACACAGCTTACTTACACTCGAGTCTTAGGTATCGGTGATGGAAATGGATTACTAAACGAAAGTTACACAGATGCAGGATTTGTTGTAGGAGACAGTCCTCTTAGTGGAAGTATTATAGACGGTGTAAAAAGTGATAATGCATATTCTGTACAGGGAGGAGACAAAGGTAAGACTCACTTCTTTGGATCTTATTATAAAAACTTAGACATTGATGAATATGTTTCACCATATAATGATTATATTAAACAAATAACAGGTGACGAGAGTCTTGAAAAAATAGGTATTGTAACCGATGTTGTTTTTGCTTCTAGCGGATCTATTTTTCACTTACAAGATAATGAGCTAGATTATTTACTTCAAGAAGAAATTAGACAGGAATTAGTAAGCACTGCTAGCGATCAAAGTATTAGTTTTGGTGCTAAGTCAACTAGTGTTGATTATCCTAAGATATATGTTCAAGGTTTGTTAGATAAAAGAAATCTTATTTTGGACTTTTACGATAAAACAAATGTACATTTAAAAACAAATTTTTACGAAAACAACTTTAATGATAATCCAGACTATTATCTTAATGCAGGAAATTTAAGATATGCTTCGTTTCGAAATACACATCCTTTAGAAAATACAAAATTAGATAATAATATCACTCATTTTGTTGCAACAGGCAAAAATTTATGGAATAACGATGTTGATGTTGACAACAATACTGTTATAAACTATGAAAATTTTGAAAGCATATTTACTAAAGCAAAAACACCGTGGATAATTTCTCAAGCTATATACAAGCCTGATAATTTTAGGCAAAATTTAAAAGATAATTGTAAAAAACTTTTTAGATTTCATGCCTATACAGATGGAGAAAAAGGTAACAAATATAGATTTAGAATAAAACCTAGAAGGATAGGAAACATAAACAAAACTGACCTAAAAGAAAAATGGTCACTTTTTGACGTAATTGTTTATAAATACAATTACAAAAAAAATAAATTTTATCAAATATTAAATTTTGAAAGCTTAAATCTTGATCCACGAAGCGAAAACTATATTTGCAAAAAAATTGGTAGTGAAAAAGAATATTATGATTTATCAATTAAAAAAGTTTGTCACGAAGGAATTTACAAAAAAACAAACAATCATGTTTATGTTGAAGTTCACCCAGACGTAGAATACATGACAAATGAAACAGATTTAATTCCGGGAGGATTTTTACCTTATCCACATATAAACATTGAAAATAGGTATTTAAACTTAACAGAAGACAACAGAGTTATTCATAATCCTATACATTACGTTGGTAATATGATGATATCTGAAGTTGAAAACAATACTATTAATTATGACTTTGATAATACACATTGGGGTGTTGATTTTTCAAAGCATAAAATTGTGTATATAAAAGACATACCACTAACAGGTGACACAGTCTCATCTAGAAGCTTTGCTTTTAATAAAATAGTAAAAGAAAAAGATACTGAAAATCATTTTTATTATGGGTATACAAAATACTTTCAAGATTTTAAACAACAAAAGTTTTGGTTAACTTCTTTGGATGACAATGAAAACGATGAGTTTAATGATTTGTTTCATTTAGAAAAAATTGTTTACTTGCCAAACGAAGAAACGATAAAAGAAAAGTGGCAATATGCTTTCTATAGAAGAGATGCAACAGATATTGCTACTTCTTCTATTCCAGATGTTTATGAGTATATTGACTTAAAAAATGAGTTGACTTCTAACAGTGAAGCTGATGCTCAACCTTCAGTATATTTATCTTTTGATTTGTTTACTTATGGAGGATTTGATGGCATTAATATTCTTGATGAAAATAAAAGAAAATTAAATAACGCTTCTTGTCTTAGAGAATATGAGCAAGAAATTGTAGGTAAAACTACTGGACAAACAACAAATGCATACAAAATAGCTAAAGATATTGCACTTGATGTAGATAATTTTAGATGTGATATGTTTACAATACCTGGGATAAATACTCCTGAAATTGTCAGAAACGTTATCGATGCTTCTAGAGAATCAACTAAATTTATTTATTTGTTTGATATAATAGACTATGATGATAATAATAATATTATAAAAAATAATTATTATTTTAATAATCTAGGGAATAATATAAAAGATGTTCTTGATGAAAATAATCAAATTAAGAACAGAATTATAAATGGAACTAACAACAGTATAGACAATCATATAATAAATCATTATGATTCAATATACTCAGTTAGTACATCTAATTTATCTGAAATTGTTGTTGATGATGTAAGATTAGTTGCACCTTCTTCTCTTATATTTATTAATTCTTTAGCACAAAGTAGTAGATTGTCAGAGCCTGTTGATAGTATAACTTATACTAATAACACATTTTCAGTTGTTAATCCAATTAACTCAAAATTTATTTATAACAATAATGAATTTGACAGTCTGATCAAAAAATCAAAAAGCAAGCCTTCTTCTGTTAATCCTATCGGTGTAATATCTGCAGGAAAGCAAATAAAACCACTTTCAGCAAATACACTCTGTGTCAATAGAAAAAATGTATTTTCTTTAGTTCATAATGTTAGAGTTTATTTAGACATCAAAAGAAGACTTAAAGATCTTTTAACAGTTCAACCTTTAGTTAATAACGAGACTGTTTTATTTAATCCAATATCTGAAACTAATATTTTTTCTAATATTAAGCCACAAGTTGAAATTGAAATATTAAATTTTTTAGAAGGTTATAAAAACAGAGGAGAAATTAAAGATTATTTTGTCAATTTAAATATTGCTAATTTAGACAAAACAAAAAGAGAAAAACTAGAAAACACGCTTTCAGGTGATGTCGCAATATCATTTTTTGGAGATAACATTAATCAAGATTTCTTTAAAAAAATAGAAATTAATAGTTTAATCAATGACATTAATGATTTTACGCAAGAAAACAATATTAATATAATCAACATAGACAGTTAATAAAATTTATTGGAGTAACAATGAACAAACTAGATCAACCAATTAAGCCGACAGACATTGACGATAATGGTCCAATTAAAAAAAGTAATGTGATGCTTGATGACTTTGGTATTGATATCGCTGCTGAAGCTGTGCCTTTACCTTCAAGAGGAGTTATTTATAGTAACGAAAGTTTACAAAATACTGAAACTCTTGAAATTAAGCCGATGACTGCTAAAGAAGAAGATATTTTAACTTCTAGAGCATACATTAAAAACGGAACAGTTATTTCAAAATTAATTAAAAGTTGCCTTGTCGATAAATCAATCAATCCTGACGACTTAATTTCAGGCGATCGTAACGCACTTCTTATTGCTTTAAGAATTACAGGTTACGGCGCAGACTATACTCTAGATATTAGTTGTCCTGAATGTGGAAAAACAAACACAAGCACATTCGATTTATCTACTCTTCCAATCAAAAGACTTCAGATGGATCCTGTTGAAGTAGGAGAAAATATTTTTGAAGTTCAATTACCTGTAACTAAAAAAAGTGTGCAAGTTAAATTTCTTACTGGGCATGATGAAAAAGAGATGATGATCATTAATGAAAGAAAAAAGAAAAACGGATTTAACGTAGAAAGTGCTGTAACTGACAGACTTGCTAGATCAATTATCTCTGTTGCTGGTATTACTGATAAGAACAAGATAAATCTTTTTGCTCAACATATGCCTGCTAGAGATTCTTTAGCGCTTCGAAGATTTTTAGATGATTATGAACCTGGTGTTGACATGAAATCACATATGTCATGCACTCATTGCCATGAAGAAAGCGAGGTTGATCTTCCAATTGGAGCTACATTTTTTTGGCCTGACGCCTGAAAATCGTGATGTTATATTAGAACAAATATTTGTTTTAATGCAACATTTAAACTTTAGCTATAGAGATGCTTATTCTCTCCCAGTTTGGCAAAGAAGTTGGTTTATTGGCAAGCTAAGGGAGAACATAGAAAAACAAAAAGAAATACAAAATATGCAACAAAATAGTCGAAATTCTAATAATAATATATTTAAAAAGAAATTTTAGTTTTTCGTTCATTCAAAGTCGTAATAATTATATTAATTACGAAGTAGTGAGTTAAACATGGCACAACCAACGGTACCAACTAAAGAACAGATTCAAAGACTAAAAGCACAGTCAGACGCCTTACTTCAGCAGGCTGAAGCTATGGAGCGTCAAGTTGAAGCTCAAGAAAAATTAAAAGAGTCTTCAGAAAATCAACTCACAATATCAGAAAGCCTTCTTAAGTCTTTAGAAGAAAGACTGGCTAAGCTCGACGAAATCGACACAAGCGCTGAGGGCTTTAAAAAAAATATGAGTTCTATGGTCGATAGCCTTAAAAAAAATAAAGGTGTTAGTAGCTTTTTAGAAACTCTAAAAAAAGGATTTGATGGCGTTAAAAACTCAGGAATATTTAAATATATTTCCGGAGGAATAAAGGCAGTTGCACCTCTATTAAAGATGGTATCACCTTTATTAAAGATTCTTGGAAAAGGATTTCAAATTTTTTCCAAAATTGCTGTTGCAGCTCTAGATGTTGTAATGAAGCATCCAATAATTGCAGTTATAGCATTAGCAGTTAAATCACTTCAAAAGTTGGCCTCTGTAATGACTACTGTGTTTCTTGGTGGAATTAAATACGCAACTAAATTTGTAAAGTTTATGGTTTCTCTGCCTTTAAAAGTAGCT